ACATTTTTTTAACGAGGTTAGCGAGGACAAGAGACTTCTCGTACTCAGCGATGACTTCATCCGACCAAATTTGGGGGATAAAAGTAGCGGCTGTACCAGTGTTTCCACCGGGGCCAGGAATTGAACTTACTTGTGGTGTTGCGGGAAATGCTGCCATGTTATATGACTCCTAAAAGGTTATTTAACACGACCCTCTTGATACGCCAGCATAATCTCAGGATTGAGTGCTTCATAGCGGTCAGGGTCTGTTTTCATCAGTTTAATTATGTCAGCCCTACGATAAATACGCTTACTACCTGAGTTACCACTGCCGCTTACAGAGCCTGTAGAGGCTTGTTTAACGGCGGCTTGTCTGGCGTGTGTTTCATTCTGAACAGCTTGTCGAGCAACTGAAGTACGTTCTTTAAAGTTGCTGACAAGTTCATCAGCGGCATCAAAGTCATAACCTTGGTCTGCACGTTGGTACAGCTCCATGCGAACAGGTGACCCTTGTACCCACTCAGTAAAAGCGGGGGCTTGCAGAACTTGCTGCATGTCAGGGTGTTTCTGTTGCAGTTGATTTAGCGAGGATGTTCGCTTCATCACTTGGGCTTGCTGTTTAGCGTTTACCACATCAGGATGTGTTTCTATCGCGTGACTTACTGCCTTTGCAGGGTCTTCAAAAAAATCTAGTGACTCTGGTTCAGGCGTTTGGTTTTGTGGTTGAGATTGGTTATGTATATAACCGTCTACAACTTTACGAAGTTCGCCTACTTCTGAACCCTGTGAACCAATTAGCTTTTCAGCTTGTTGGTGCATACCTACTACCTCTTGAATGCTTTTTCCCCTGTATTTTTCAGGAAGCTCATATTCAATAGTAGGCTCTAGGGCTGTTGCTTCAGGCTCAAACGATAGAGTATTGTCTAACGTGTCTTCACCTTGGCTAACTAAATCATCTGTATTTTGAGTGTCTTCATAAGTATCTAGTATCTCTGCTGCCATAATTAAATCTCCGGTCCAGTTAGGAATTGTCGGCTTTCTTTTCTAATGCAATTTTTTGTTCCCGATTCTTTACCCATTTATCGTGCGCTGTAGGAAAACCAGCGGCATCGTTTCCAGGTAAAACAAATTTAGGGATGTGTTGCACTTTATTAGCAAGTTTGTTACAGGTAAGGCAATCTACTGTTACAGTCTCGTTATCTAATAGTTGGTCGTACATGGTTGTACCGCAAAAGGTACAATAAAAATCATTTAGCACTTTCATACGTCTAACGCCTCCTCCTCAGCCCTTAAAAGGGTTTCCTGAAAACAAAGCATTTTGTCGATAGTGTTTATTTGACCTTTACGAAAATGTAAGTTATCGTTATTTGATATATCTCTAATATCGCCTATAAAAGCAGTTTGGTCCTCCAGCTCAAGCAGTAGTATGCCCCAGCCTTTAGTATTAAACATCTCTTTCATGTAAGCGAAATAGTCTTCGTCTGTAAGGTCTTCTATTTCTTTATTTTCCATAGTATCCTCCTTGCCAAAGGGTATGGGGGGATATATAGGTATTGACACCAGTATACCACAGTTTATTAAAAATGTGTCTTTATTTTTTAGTTTTTTCTTGTTTTTGTTCTACGCTATCTAAACGAGCAGTCATGTCTTTAAGTTGGACATGAATCTCCTCTAAAAGAACGTTAACTTCTTCTAAAATCCTATTTAAATCACCACGCATAAGCATAAGTATATCCCTCTTTAGTTATTTCTAGTTTGTTGAGACTGAGATAGTCGTATTGCTGAGTCCAGATTTATCCGTTTCTCCTCTATGTCTAGTTTACGAGATTTAAAGGCGCTTTCTGCCATATCTAGCTTTTGTTTAAACTCTGATGCGCTAACACCGTCTCTAACACTAGCTACAGCGTCAACACGTTCATTTTGCATTTCTAAAGGCGCTAATTCTGCCTCAACAGCGTATTTATTAGCTCTGGCGTTGCTTTCGGCGGCTTGTGCCTTGAGAACCTCAATTTGCTGGACTTGCATTTGCATCTGCATTTCGTGCATCTGCTTTTCCATCTCTATTTTTTCTGGGTCAGGTTCTGCTGCTTTCTTGAGTTCTGCTTTTAGAGCCTCTCCGTTGTCTAAGTTCATGTTGTCAACAATTGCTTCTACAATGCTCCCGTACATAGGAGATTGGTCTGAAGTAGTCTGAAGCAACTGTACTAGCTGTGAGACTTGGTATTCTTTGCCCATAAGCCCTAAAGTGGACTCTGCAAGGAATTTATAGTCTTTTACGGGGTAGTTTTCAGGGTCAAACTGCATGTATCTATGGGCAGCTTTAGTGACAAAAGGTAGCCAGAACCCGTCTTGAAAGCTAATTAAAGTGCGCTTTTGACGCTTAATAATGCTCCCCAAAGCCATAGAAGTGGCTCCAGTCTTGTTGTTGCTGCCCATTCCTTGTGCAAACTCAGCCCCATCTACTGCTCCGGTGGACTGTTGTACCATCTTTTGTAGTTCTGCGGCTTGTGAGAAGGTTATCTGATTTACGTTACCGAAGTTAAATTCTTGTAGGACTTCTCTAGGTGGTCCGTTAGTGAGAATCATTTTACCGGGACGAACTACGGGCTGATGGCCTCTAGGAATGCGTGTAGCGTCCATAGCGAGCATTGGGTGGATAGTTAGGGCCAGAGCATCAATACGCGCTCTAATCTCTGCGTCAAGGGCTTTCTGGCTGTTGTAGCCCTTCTCACAGACCCCACGGCCCCAGAATAAACCTGGAACAATATCCCACTGAAAAGACACTACGGGTCTGTCTTGCATCATGTAGGGGTTTGTTTCTGCTTTTAACAGGTTAGTTCCGTTAGCTATTACTACTACTGCTTCAACCCAGTAAGAATCGTTTTCAGGGTCTTGTTCTATGGAAGAACCGTCTAGGTTAACAACCTCAGATAAATCATCTTCACCGTCTTCTGGCGCGTTGGCTTGGTCTAAAAGGTGTCTAGGGACAAGGCCCCAATACTTTAAAAGACGTACTTTGTCTTCTTCTGCTGGTGAAGTTAACTCTGGATTAGGCTCAAGGTCGCTGTCTTCTGCTGCTGTGCCTATGTGACATTCTTTGTAGATACCTTGTTCTTGTAGCTGCTGTACGTAGTGTAGGGGTACAAACTCATCTGAGGCACAACCGTGTGCTGTATCAACAGAAGTAGCTACGGGGTCAATTAGGAAGTTTTTAGCTTGTATTGGTTTTAATTTAACTACTGTTCTGTCTACTATCTGTACACCAATCATGGACAACTGACCGTCCATTGCAGGCTCTGTAGCAGGAGCCATTTCTTTTACTTCTTCTAAGCAAACTTCAGCAATGCCTGTACCGTAGACCGCTGCGTTAATAAGAACTTCTGAACATGCTTGTCTAACTTTTTGAAGTCTAAAGTCTTCTTGTAGTTTGTTCTGTAAGAAAGCAACGTCATTAGGGTCTTGGTCCATTGAGTCATCCCGTATACTAAACTCTTGACCATGACCAAACGTAGCTTCTTCAATGTCACTAACACAAGACTCTACTGCCTGCTGTAGTGCAGGAGTAACAATCTTAGACCTTTCAGTAGTGCGTATAGAGTCTTCTTGTCTCCAAATGCCACGCCACAGGCTGTAGTATTCATCCCACTGCGAAAAGTAGTTAGCTTCTGTAAAGTCTGACCACTCCTGTGCTTTGCCTAATACGTAAGACTGTAAGGAGCTGCTAGACTCAAACATGGGGTCGTGATAGCTGTCGTCTGTTGACTTATCAACTATTGTGGCGTTGTTGTTGTATGCCATACGGGTAAATCTCCGGTTACTAAGGTTTAGTAATGTACGTGTATTCTTTAATTACAGTTAATGTTAAGTTTGCTTGGACTAGCATTAGGGCGTTAGTATCAAAATCAAAATGTTGAATTGTGCCTGCTAACGTATTTCCACCAGCCCCGTGTCCAAAATGCACAGTTACCGCATCACCCATATTAATACTGTTTGTAGTAGGGTTTAAGTTATCTCTAAAGCCTGCTTCTAATACACTAGCCATCTATTAATATCCTGTTAAATCGTCTATGGGTTCCCAGCCTTCTAAGTCATCTATAGCTGCTCCGTAGGCTGGTTGGGAAAGCTGCTCAATGTACGCTAAAGCATCTATTAGGTCATCGTGTGTTAATCTGCTGGGAAACTGGAAAAGCTGGTCCATAAAGGTACTATTCCATTCGCCTACGTTTAACGTAATGCGTTTGTTCTCCATAAGCCCCTGTAAGGCCCAAACAACACGGTCTGTTTTCTTTTTATTTCCGTGGCTTAATAGCTCTATTCGGAAGTATCTATTTAATTTGCGTTGTAAATCCGTAAGGGGAGACATAACTGCCTGTTGAGCAATTCCTTTTTCGATGCCCACCGAGCGTGGTTTATAGTTTTGAACCACCTTAAAGATGCGGTTAGCGGTTTCGTTGAGGTCCCAGCGTCCGTGGACAATTTCGTGTACGAACCAGTCTCCTTCGGGATTAACGCCAACAACGGCGATAGCAGTTTCGTCAAGTCGGGATTTTGTAGTTTTGCCTCCAACGTCCTCAAATCCTGCAAGGTCGCAAGCGATATAGTAGTCGTGACCGGAAAGTGGCTTTCCACAAGGTTCCTCCCTAAATTGTAACCATTCTTCTCGAAATAGCTCTGAGTCTTTAGCCTCAAACTTAGCTAAAAATTCCTGACGGAAAGCAAAGCTACTCATTGATTTCTTAGCTGCGTTAATTTCTTCCGGGTCTAAGATGGGGTTATCGTAGCTTGTTAGGTGCCACGCCTTCCAATCTTCATCTCCTGACAGCTCTGCGTATTGGTATAAGTCCCAGAAGTGATTTCTTCCGGTGGGTGTACCAATAAACACAGCGTGACCCTTTTGGTCAGCTAGGGCAGGCCGTAGTACCTCCTCCCAAACAGAAGGCTTCATGCCTGCGTATTCGTCTAATACTACAAATTTAAGAGAGACTCCTCGCATGGTGTCAGGGCGGTCTGAACCCTTGAGGCTGATTGTTGCACCATTAATGAGCGTAAGCTGTAGATTGTTGATATGTGCTTGTTTAACAACAGGCCTACCAATGTCCATAAGCACTGACCACATAACGTCTCTTGCTTGTCCTTGGGTCTGTGCGACATAGAATACGTGGCCTTTCTCTGCCTGCAACGCTTCAACAAGTAGTCTGTAAGCGGCGTAGAGTGACTTTCCGCACCTTCGCCCAGCAGCAATGACTTTAAATCTTGTTTCATCTGCCCATACCTCTTGTTGCCACGGAAGTAGCTTTATGTCTAATTCCACTTATTCCTCATCTATTGTCTCAAAGTCCCCCTCAAGGGACTCATTAGGGGCCGATAACTCAACTCCAGGAACCCCGGAGATATTTACAGTAATAGCACTTCTAGTAGTAGTACCTGCTAATTTGTCAAAACCACT